GCAAGCAGCCCGGCACTAAACTGGTATCCAGCAAGGCCACTGTTACTCTGCAGTCCGGCGCAGTGGCCGAGGGCGACGAGGTACCGCTCTCCCAGGTCAAGATCGACCCCGTCGTCTATGACGATATCGTGCTCGGCAAGTACCGCAAGGCCGTGACTGCTGAGGCTGTGGCCAAGCATGGCGCGACCGTCGCCGTGCAGAAAACCGACGACGCATTCATTCACGAGCTGCAGGGTGCGATTACCGATGATTTCTACGCATTCATTCAGACTGGTACCCTCACCGGCGAGGAGGCTACCTTCCAGATGGCCGTCGCAATGGCCGTCGCCAAGGTCAAGGACAAGTTCAAAAAGATGCGTCTGGATCACAGCAATATCGTCGTGATGGTCAATACCATCGACGCAGGCCGCTACCTCGGCAGCGCCAACATCACCGTACAGACGACCAACGGCATCGAATACGTCAAGGATTTCGTTGGAGTAGAGACCATGATCATCACCTCCGAGATCCCCGAGGGAACCGTCATTGCCACCCCCGCTGATAACCTGGTCATGTACTACATTGACCCCTCCGACGGCGATTTCCAGCAGCTGGGTCTGGAGTACACCACCAGTTACGATGAGGTGTCCCTGATCGGCGTCCATAAGGAGGGCAATTATGGCCGCGTCATGGGCGAAACCCACGCCCTCATGGGCATCAAGATTTTCGCCGACTATATCGACGCGGTTGCCGTTTACTCCATCGCTACCGACTGACAAGCGCTGAACGCGGCTGAAAGGAGGATGCGACATGAAAATCACCTATGACGATTACCTGGCGCTTTTTCCCAATGGCCTGTCCGGGGAGGAGTTTGATTCGCTCCTCCCGCAGGCCGCTGCCTTTGTGGATGTCATCACTGCAGGCCGGGCCGATTCGGCAAGCGGATACAAGGCCGAACGCGCAAAAATGGCCGTCTGCGCCGCTGTTAACGAGCTGGCAGCCCAGAACGCCGCCCGGGGTGCGGACGGGGCGCGAATTTCAGCCGTGTCCAACGACGGCTACAGCGAAAACTACGGCGGCCTGAACACGGCGGAATCCGAGGAAGCTGCGCTCAGGTCGGCTGTCATCCGCTATCTCAGCGGTACAGGGCTGGTGAGCGCGCTATGACCCATCCGCTGTTTGGCGACGTGGTAACGCTTTATCACAAGAAAGATGACCACTATACCCGCCATGTGCTATCCGGCGTGCAATTTCGCCAGAAGGCCGAACGCGCTGCGTATCAAAGAGGGCAGAGCGGTGTGATGGACATCAAAACCGTCACGACCGTCACCGTTCCGTCAGACGTCCCGGCCGCAGGCACGATCAGTGCCTCCGAGGGGGATGTGCTGGTACTTGGCGTCGGACCGGAGCTGACCGCCTCGTTCACCATTGCTGACTTGAAGAAAGCTTTTTCCAGCTATTGCACCGTCCGCGCCGTGGCGGACAATACCCTGCGGCCAAGACTGAAGCATTGGAAGGTGACGGCAGAGTGAGCAATATCGACGGAAGACTGCGGCTTGAAATTTACAGCGTAAAAGACAGCCTCGAAAAGAGGGGCCTTTTGGAAGATGGAACGGCCCAGCGCTTTGTCGACAGCGAAACGCTTCGGCTGTGCGCCCCCCGGGTCCCCTTTGAGACGGGCGAACTGATCCGCTCCGGCACGCGTGAAACCAAGCTCGGCAGCGGACAGGTGATCTACAATACCCCATACGCCCGGCGATGGTACTACGAGCCGGCCAATTTCCACGGCGCACCCATGCGCGGCAATTACTGGTTTGAAAAAATGAAAAACAACGGCGGGAAGGCCTCGATACTTCGCGGGCTTGCAAAGCTCACGGGAGGTAAATCCAAATGACTATATCTGAATCCATTATCCAATGGCTGCGCGGCTATTCCGGCGGCATCGAGGCCAGCGACCGCATCACCGTGGATCAGCTGGGCGCAAACAGCGACACATATGGCGTATTCAAGGCCCCCGGCGACGTGGTGACCCACTACATCGGCGGGGACCGAAGCGTAACCGCCTATTATCTTTTCGTATGCCGCCAGCCCTCCCAGACCAACGGCATGCGCATATCCAACCAGGCATGGATGGAAGGCCTGGAGGCCTGGATACGTGCGCAGAACATCGCCCGAAATCTGCCTGTGCTGGAGGGGAAGCGCAGCTGCTATGCCATAGCCATCGCCAACAGCTACACCCTTCAGGAACAGGACGATGACGGCTCCGTTTATCAATTCTCAATTGAAATAAGCTATACCGAGGAGGTTTAATCAACTATGGGAAAAGTAATCCGCTACGGCCTTGGCGATTATCTCAATACCAAGCCCAAGGAGCAGACCAAGGCTTTTTCTTACATGAACAACGGTTTCACCACCCTGGACGAAAATCCGTCCGCAAAGGTTGAGACCACGCCCTTCGTGGGCGACCGCAGCGCGTCCGGCTCCATTACCGGCTACGAATGCGTGTTCCCGTTCGAATGCCAGCTGGACGATAACGAGGACGTAATCATGTTCATCTACGGCATTTCCAGGAACCAGCTCACCGGAGAGGACGCTGAAACCGACTATGTCCGCGCGGACATCTTCAATGCGGAGGAGGGCGGTAAAACCTGTCCTGCACGCCTGTTCCGCGTGGCGGTCGAGGTGACCAATGTGGCTGGCGAGGGTACGCAGATCGTGAAGATTTCCGGCAATCTGCATCAGGTGGGCGACTTTACCGAAGGCACCTTCGACGTCGAGACGAGAACCTTTACCCCCGCTGCGTCCTGATAGGGGAGGAACGCCATGCGCGCTTATACTGTCAACACCGAACCGGTGAAAATAGCGATTAACGGCCACGACTTTACCCTGCTGAAGCCGGACGCGCTGACGCAGGCGGAGATTGTGCGCTATTTGCAAAAGGCGGGCGGGCTGGAAATCAATTCCTCCGAAAGGGTGCTGGATTTCCTTCACGAAGGCTGCGCGCTGGTGGACTCCGTTCTTGGCGGCGGCGCAGCTCAGGCCATCTTTGGCAATACGCCCGTATCTCTCGCCCCTTTGCTGTCTCTGCTGATGCAGATCGCACAGGACTGCCGCGCGGCATATGTGGCCTATCTCAAAAACGAATACCTGGAGGGCTGAACAATGCAGAAATTCAGCCTTTCAAGCAAGAATAAGGCGCTCCCCGAGGCCTATACGGCTGACGGGAACGCCTTTCCCATTTATACGGATTTCCGGCGCATCCTGCGTATTCTGCGCCTGCTGGGCGATTCCGAAGTACTGGACGAGGACAAGCACATTCTTTTCCTGACGCTGTTCTTCAAAAAGGAAATCCCGCCCGATCCGCAGGCTGCCTTCGAATGGTTCATTCATTGCGGCGAGACGCGCGACGGCAACGGCGAAAAGGATTTTGACTTCGAACAGGACGCCCGCGAGATTTATGCCGGATTCATGCAGCTCTACGGCATTGATCTGATCGAGATAGATATGCATTGGTGGCGTTTTTCCATGCTTTTGGATGGACTTTTTGCAGCGGATACGCCTCTTGCGAACAAGGTGCGGCTCCGCCATATGGACGACAGCAAAGCCAAACAGAAAAACAGCCTTGCCATTGCCAAGCGCAACGCGGCCATTGGCCGCAATCTCAGCCGGGCCGATACTGCGATCGAACAGGAAATAAGAAATCGCCTGAAGGCGGGCAAGCCCATCGGCGATCTGATAGGAGGTGACGCGCATGGCTGATGGAAAACTGATATTTGACACGAGCATAGACACGTCGGGCTTTGATTCCGGCTTGACCAATCTTGGCGCCCGGGCGCAAAACACGACCGGCTCCATCGTCAAGGGCATCATCGGCTCGAACATCGTCCAGAAGGCCGGTTCAGCCGTGCTGGATTTCGCCGCCAATTCCCTCACCGCTGCCAGCGACCTGCAGGAGGTCGAAAACGTCATTCAGGTCACCTTTGGCGACAATGCGCCGTTGATTGATGCTTTTGCTAAAAAAGCGACCAACAGCTTCGGCATGACAGAGACTGCGGCGAAGCGCTATGCCGGAACCTTCGGTTCCATTCTCAAGGCGATGGGCATGACCGACGATCAGACGCTTGAAATGTCCCAAAGCCTTGTAGGTCTGGCGGCTGACCTAGCCTCGTTCTACAACCTGGATTTTGAGACAGCGTACCAAAAGCTGCGCAGCGGCCTTGTGGGCGAGACGGAACCCATGATGGACCTGGGCATTGATCTTCGCGTGGAAACGATGAAGGAGTATGCCGAGTCTCTGGGCCTCGTGTATGACGAGCTGTCCAGCACGGAACAGGCCGCCTTGCGCTACGCGGCGATCATGGACAAGACCGGCGACGTGCAGGGTGATTTCGACCGCACCAGCGGCAGTTTTGCCAATCAAATGAAGATTTTTGAGACCAACATCACCAATCTTCAAACCATGCTGGGTGAAAAGCTTCTCCCCGTGGTAAATGACGTGCTGACGTTCTTCAATAAGCTATTCAATATCGGCGACGAGGGCGAGATCACCGTCACCGACCAACTCACTGACGTCACCGAACAATTCGAAGCCTTCAACACTGCCGCTGAGGCTGCTGCCGCCAATTTTGAAACCACCGAGGCGACCATCGCCGCTCGGGCGGAGCTGGCGGAAACCTACCTGACCACCCTGGAGACGCTGGAAAGTAAGGAAATCAAGACCGACGAGGATATAGCCGCCATCAACAACGCGGTAACCGCCTTGAACACGCTCTATCCCGACCTAAAGGCGACAATGGACCCGGCGACCGGCTCCCTGAACATGAATACCGACGCCATCCGCGCGAATATCGCCGCGCTGCAGGACCTGGCGCTGAACAACCTGTTTTCCGAAAAAAGAGAGGCCGCAGCGGCCCGGTATGCGGAAGCGATTTACAACCTTGCGGCGGCAGAGGCGGCTCTCGCGGAGGCGCAGGCCCCGCTTGCGGAGATTGACCGGAAGATACAGGGTGTCGGCATGGTTTTGCAGCAGCTGGAGGACAGCGGCTATACGGAAATTGATTCCGTGGCCGGCGAGTTTGCCGAGCTGATCCCGGCGTTTGACCAGTATTTTACGGAAAATTTGGACGGCAGTTGGACGGCCATTGACCCGGCGTCGGTGAACGCGTCGGACATCATTACCAGCGCGGAAAGCGCGCTGATTGGCCTGAACGGCGAGCGCGACCTGCTGGTGGAGGGCGTTTCTGACGCCGAAGCGGCTGTGGGCGGCTACAGACAGGCGATTGACAAGGCCCTGGCCGAAATCACTGAAATCGACACGATACAGAGCCAGGTGGCGCAGTCGATGACTGCGGGCGGTGAACAGGCAGCTTCCTCGACGGCCGATGGCGTTGAGGAAAACGCCTCTGAGGTCAGCGATGCGGCAGGCGACATGATGGAGGACGCGGCGGCTCAGAACAAGCTTTCCGACTTCATGGCTGCGGGCGCGGCAGCGGCCTCGGCTTTCGCCAAGGGCCTGAAGAGCGTCAACATGCCGAAATTGAAGGTGTCTTCTTCTGTGGGCGGAACCAACAATATCGACGGCTCCCACGCATCCGGCCTGAATTACGTGCCTTACAACGACTATGTAGCCCGCCTGCATGTGGGCGAGGCAGTGTTGACCGCTTCCGAGGCCCGGGCATGGCGCAGCGGCGAAGGCGCATCCGGCGGCGAGCCTGCACCGGCGTATACCGCGCCGCACGTCACTGAAATCAACCTGGACGGCCACCGCATCGCAGAAATCCAGGGCTACAGCAACAGTGTGCAGATTGCGCTTGATAATCAAAGAATCGCGAGAGGAGTGGGCAGCAGATGAAAGCCATAGGCGGCGAAAATGTTTGGTTTTCCTTCAAGGGACGTCGGAATACCGATCCTAACCTGGACGCACGCATGTTGTCCATGCCCACGCGCCCGCATCCCGCCCGCAAGGGCAAGCATCCCGAAATTCCTGCCCGTGATGATGATCTGTGGATGGACGAAGGCGGCTACAAACGCATCAGCGTGCCTGTGCAGCTGCTGGCGCCCGACAACGACAATATCGACGAAATCAACGCCTGGCTCAGCGGCGCCGGTGATCTGATCTTTGGGGATGAGCCCGACCGGGCATACCATGCGCGAATCACCGAAGAATTCAGCCGCAGCAACCGCGCCCAGCGCCTGCGCGGGCAGGAATTCACCGTTACTTTCGACTGCGAACCCTGCCGATACAGCGCTGCGCCTGAGAACGACGTGATTAACGTGCTGGCGTCAGGCGAAAAGATCACCAATCCCGGTACGGAGGCAGCGCTTCCGCTGCTCAAGGTCAATGGCAGCGCCGCCGGTACACTGATGATCGGCCAAAACACGCTGCTGTTCTCCGCCTTTCCCGCGTCCATTTATGTGGACTGCTCCGCGAAGATAGCCTTCACCGGCGAAGATACGCCCACCGATCCCATGCTCCTTGCGACGCAGTACGTCACCGGCGAGTGGATCAGCATTGACCCGGGCGAGAACTTTGTCAGCTTCACCGGGGGGATCACGTCCGTCACCATCGTTCCGCGCTGGCGCTGGATTTAGGAGGCGAATCGTGTCTTACGCATACGTATATGATAAAAACTGCCGGGATTTTGATAATTTCGGCCTGGTGGGCGCGTTGCTGGCCTATGACGGCGTTTTCAAAGAAGTCGCCAACGGCATGTCGGAAATTTCCTTCAAACATCCACTGGACGAGCATGGACGCTATACGGCGCTGGAAGTGGGAAACCTGATTTCCGTCAGCGTGCCCGTGCGCACCACACCCGAGATTCGCGACGGCGAGATTGTGACCACGGTTGAAAAATGGTCTGTATCCGCCACGGCCACCCGGGCGCAGCGCACCATATACCGCTACGCTTCCGGCGGCGGTGCGCTGCGGGTTCTTCCGGTCGGGCTCACTCTTACTGTGGTGGGCAAATATGCCGAGGACGGCCTATACAAAGTAAAAAGCGCCTACGGCTCCGGCTGGATGTATCCGGAAGGCCTGAAGTTTGAACAGGAACAGGTCATCGCGGACAATAGCCAGAGCATTGAGAGCGTGGAGCCCGCGTGGACCATCAAGCCGCAGATCTTCCGCATTTACAGTGTGGAGAAGGAGATCGACCATGTGAACGTGGCCGCACGACACATCAGCTACGACCTGCTCTACAACCTGACCACCTACAAAAATATCGTGGCATGCAGCTGCCGCGATGCACTGAATGGAATCATGGGCGGTTGCATCGCCCCTCATGACTTTTCGGCCTATACCAACATGGTCAACACCCGCACCTACGTGGATTGGACGCGGGTCAATCCCATTTCCGCACTGCTTGATCCCGAAACCGGGCTCACCGCCCTTTACGGCGCTGCTTTGGTTCGCGATAACTGGGATCTGTACATCCTGCACGACCCCGGCCTGAATCGCGGCGTGACGGTTGAGTACGGGAAAAATATGACCGGAATCAAGTACAGCGAGGACTATGAGGGCATCGTGACGCGCATTGTGCCGGTTGGCGAAACCCAGGACGGCGAGCCGCTTTTGCTGTACGGGGAAACGCCCTGGATCGACAGTCCGAGGATCGGCGATTACCCCATTATCTACGCACAGGAACTCAAGTGCGAGGATTGCAAGATCGACGCCGAAAGCGGTGTGACGGCGGCCATAGCCTGGGCAAGGATGACTGAACAGGCGCAGGCTGTTTTTGACGGCGGCGGCGACCTTCCGAGCGTGGGAATGTCGGTTGATTTCATCAACCTTGGAGACACCGAAGAATACAAACAGTACAAAAATCTTGAACGCCTGTTCCTGTGGGACTACGCCACCGAACGGCACGGACGTCAAAATATTGACGTCACCGCCCGGGTCGTGGCCATTGAATGGGACTTTACCATTGACCGGATGATTAAGATGGAGCTTGGCTCCGTCGGCAAAACCCTGGCCAACAGCGGAATCACCACCTGGCAGATTCCGGACGGCTTTTCTGGCAGCAAGATTGCCAATCAGACCGTCGGCAACGCAGCCTTGAAGGACGCGATCATCGCCGCCAGACATCTGCAGGCCGATTCCATCAACACAAAGGCGCTGCAGGCTGAAAGTGTTACCGCCGAAAAGCTGGCGGCGGGTGCAATCACCGCCGACAAGATCGACACCGGCACACTCAATGCCGCAGCGCTCAACGCCGTGACCGCAAAAGTCGAATCCCTCACCGCGTCCGACATCGAAACGGACCGTCTCGCTGCGGCCTTGGCTGCATTCACGGTCATCACTGCCGGAACTGCGGAGTTTGACCGGGCAACGATTCAGCACCTGGTAGCGCAGGCCCTGAACCTGTCCTTCGGTACGGCTGATGAGGTTTTCATCGAGAACCTGCGCGTAGCATACGGCCAGATGGTACAGGCGACCATTGGAAATCTGGTCATCAAGGCTTCTGACGGCAAATATTACCGCATCGATGTAACGTCCGGCGGCAACGTGACCGCTACGCCGGTCAGCGTTTCCGAGGACGAAATTGATGCAGGGCAGACGGATGACGGCCGCGTGATTGTGGAGACGAATATCACTGCCGAAAGTCTGAACACGTCGAATCTGCTGGCGACCTATGCGCTGATCAACCGCATTGACGCCGCGAGGATTGATGTGGATGAACTCTTCGCCCGGGAAGCATTTATTGCAAAGTTAACCACGTCCGCGATCTACAACGACACCAGCCTGCAGATGGTCATCGGCAAATATGGCGATCTGTCCAAGTGGTTCAACTTTGACGATGAGGACGGCTTCACAATCACCAAGCCTGCCTGGACCGACAAGGACGGCGTATATCACGCAGAATCCATCTGGAAGTTCCGGGCAACCGAAACCGGCATTCAGATCATCCGCACAGACATGCCTGGTGAACCGATTCTTTCGGCAGAACGTGAGCGCGTGAACACGCCCAGTTTGCAAATCGGCGATATGCTCTGCAAAAAGACAGCCACGGGCGGCTGGGTCTGGACGGACGCATAGCGAGGTGACACTTTTGGTAATTGGATGTTCAATCAACAAAAACCCCATCGGCTGGGGCGATGGCTTTGACCTGAGCGTAAGCTTTAGACTGGAGGCGAGCGAGGCCATTGCCGCCGCCCGGGGCGGATGGGCAAAAATCAGTCTCATTCCCAACAACGGGGACGGATCCGCGGGGAAGTTCAACATAGTAAGCTCTGAAAATGTAAGTCTGTCCGCCGGAAGAATCTACAGTTTTAATTTCTCTGCCAATGTTCTCGAGAAAATGGATGTGGATCCGGAAAGTGGCCTGTCCTATGACGAAATCTTCCGACAGAGCGCTGACGTCAACTCCGGCCGAATCTTCCCGATTTTGCTGGAAGTCCGCGTCGGCGAAACTCTGACCGGAAGGGAATATTCCACGCAGCAGGGCAGCGTGAGCGATTTTCTATACCGCCGTATCGCACCGGTAATCTCCGGCGTGCGCTTTGCAGACAAGAATCCCGTCGATCCTTATGGGAAATACGACGGGTATGTATTGGGCGGCCAGTCTATTCCGGAAATTACCGGTATTGTGCAGCTTGATCCGCTGGATCCGAACCTGACGGCCAAACACAAGATCGAAATACTGACCATTGCGGAACCGGGAAGCACCGGTGCGGACCGCGAATTGATAGTTGATGCATCGGCTGGTCTTGCAGAAACTCTGCGCCCGGTACTGCCGGAACGTGTAGGGTACTCTGATGCGAATATAAACAGCGAATGCGATTGTCGATATACCGTCACCGACAGCGCCGGCAACAGCGCTGTGTGGACTGAACACATCCGATTGTACAACTACGATACGCCCCGGTTGGTTAACCTTGCCGGGTTCCCTGTGGCAGAGCGCTATATTGAGAGAGTGGGGGATGACGGCGCGGTCAGCTATCCAACCTCCGAGGACGGCGAGCAGCTGCGCGTGAGCTATGCGCTGACCGTATCGGCCATCGGCTCGACCATTCGAAATAACTGGATAATGGACGTGCGCTACGGCATCGACGGTGCGGAGAATTATACCGAAATCGCGGCAGCAAGGAACGGCAGCGACCTGGACAGCGGCGACCGGGCGCAGGACAGAACATTGCTGGAAGGCATGATCTTCCCGGCGTCGTCCAGATGGTTTGTGACCCTGATTGTTACCGATGATCTGGGCAACCGCGTACAGCTGACAGGATATACCAACAAGGCCGGAGGCTACGCCAACATCGAAAAGCATGGCGCGGCTATAGGCATGCGTACCACAGCCACTGCGGATCACAAGAAATTTGAGGTCGCCCGGGGATATGAGTCCATCTTCTACGGCGGCATTCGCGGCGTCAACATTTTGACGTCAGAGGAAGTTGACACGGGCGGCAGATGGCTCAACGGAAAGACCGTCTACGCGAAAACGCTGGTATACACCGGCGCGGCGGGTGGCACCACTTACTCACTGGAACTTCCCGAGGGCGTGGAAAGCGTGTGGCTGGACGCCGCCAACAGCTTCCACGACAATTACAACGGCACTGTTTACGGCCCAAACGCCGTGGTCAATGGAGCAGCCGTATTCCTGATCCTGCTCAGCGCTTCGGGAGCCGTGTTCAGAACCGCGCTGAGCACCGGCGGCGATTTTTACATCAGAATATTCTACACAAAGACCAGCGACGCGCCCGAGGACATAAGTTCAATCGCTCTGTACGACGCGGACGGCCTGACGGTGCAGGACGCAGACGGCAAGACTGTCGTCATGAACATGACCTATACGTCGAGATACACGGGCGCAGAGATTGACGCGGGCATTGAAAAGGCGCTGGGTCTCAGCATTGCAGATGGTACCAAGGCCGGGCTTGTGCGCGTCGGTGATAATCTGGATATCACCGCTGACGGTCTGCTGAGCGTGCTCACAGCCGACGACGCGGAAGAGGACAACACTAGGCCGATCACATCGGCGGCAGTTAATACCATCGTCGGCAACATCGATGTACTACTCGGAACGATTTAAGGAGCGTGAATAAATGAGCATTGCATCCCAGATTTCAAGAATCCAAACCGACAGAAACACCATCCGTGCCAAACTTGTGCAGCTTGGTCTGGCAGTCAGCACGGCGACATTGGACCAGTGCGCTGCGGCAATTGAAAACATCGTCAACAACGGTGCGATCAATGCCTCCATCCGTGAAGGCGAAACCTACACCATCCCGGCAGGCTATCACAACGGTGCGGGCGTCATCGCGGGCGTTGCCGGCGGCGGAAACTATACCTTGCAGGAAAAAACCGTAACGCCCACCAAAAAGCAGCAGGCGGTCACCTCCGATTCCGGCTACTACGGCCTCTCTGGCGTGACGGTTGAACCGATCCCGGAGATTTATCAGGACGTATCCGCAACCACGCTCGCTGTCGGAGAAGCGCTCACTGGAAAGATTTTTGTACTGGCTGACGGCACTGTTGCCACGGGTACGATGCCGAACAATGGCGCTGTGACGAAGAAGCTGGACGCTTCGACCGTCAAGTACACCATCGCGGCAGGTTTTCACAGCGGCACGGGTACGGTGACCATCACCCTTGAAGAAAAGAGCGTCACGCCCAGCAAGAGCGCACAGACTATCACGCCCACCAGCGGCAAGGTTCTATCCAAGGTCACCGTTGCAGCCATTCCGGCAGCCTATCAGGATGTTACTTCCGTTACGGCGGGTGCTGCGGATGTACTGGATGGCGAGATAATCGTTGATGCCGAAGGTAGAGAAATCGAAGGTACGATGCCCAACAACGGTAAGGTCGAAGCTGAGATCGACGGATTAACCACGCTGACTTATACCATCCCGGAAGGCTATCACAACGGTACCGGCACAGTAACGCTCACGGACGATATTGAAACCGCGCTTGCGGCGATATAAGGGGGGTGCGCTTATGAGCATACCCTCCCAGGTATCCCGCATTAACGGCGCAGTATCGTCGCAGGCCGCATTGATCGTACAGATCGCCGAGCGCCTTGTGGAGCTTGGCTATACATACACCGCGCCTGCGGATGCGGGAACACCCCTCGAGATTAACACGCCGAGACTTCGGGCGATCCTCGCCGCACTGGAGTCTAAACCTGCGTATGCAACATTTATCGACAGCAACGGTCTCGTCTTTATGACTGCCGATGGCAAGACCTTTATGGTAAAGGAGGGATGAACGTGGCAGAATATAAATCGCAATACACGGGCGAGCAGATTGACGCGGGCATTAACGCCGCGAATAATGCAGCTGCAAAAAACGCGCTGCATTCCCTGCTTATCCCTATTCTGCGTGCAGGAATTTTTGAGGATAATCAGGCTGACAATATCCGAGCGCTGGAACAATACCTATATACAGGCGCAGCAATTCCGGCTGAGAGCATCGCATTGTCAGAAGACTTCATCAACATTTCTGCGGGTTTATCAAAAACTCTTACGGCAACAGTGCAGCCCCCGAACACCACTGACGTGGTGACATGGAGTTCTTCGAACGAAAACGTTGCAACGGTACAGGGCGGCGTTATCACGCCCGTAGGCGATGGCATTTGCGAGATTTCGGCACAGGCTGGTGAACATACTGTTGTGTGTCATGCGAACGTTCGCATGAAAAATATCATCATCAACGATGGGGCTGGCGCTGCAGTTGGCATGGTTGACAGAAAACCGACCGCTGACCAATACAGCAGGATTGCATACGTCGCTGAATCGCCAACCAGAGCGGTTCTAAATCCTCTTGCGTATTACATTACGCCAGGTAAGAACTACAAGATATGGCTTACGGATACTTCAGATTATTATCTTGGTTATTATTTACTCGCGCAAGACGGCACGCGGCTAGACTTTAACTACACAAACGGCATCTCTAAGGTATTTTACATGGACTTTGAGGAGACGCTCGATGCCGGTTGGCAGTACAATGGTATGCCCGCAGAATTTACGGCCGGAGATACGACAAATCTGATCGCACCGATATTCTGCAGGAAAGACAATGCGGCGATCACTGAAGACGATCTTGATATCTTGAGGAGAATTGCGATGATAGAGGAGGTGCGGACATGATATTTAACGGCAACGGAGAACAATTGTCCGCCTTTGGCGCAGAAAAGCTTGATCTTATGCGCAGCATCATCGTTGAGCATGGCAGGCTGCACAACTCCAGCTATGTGTTTGCGCGAATCCCGTATGTCACATACGGTGGGCGGTCTGTGCGCCCGAAGGTTAGGCTGACATCCGTTGATGGTTCCATTGATGGGCTCAAGTATTCTACCCTTGATTATGCACGACGAGAGAATACGGTGTTTGCGATGACTGCGGGCCTTTTTAACGTGGCGACCTCAATACCGCTTGGGCAGACAATCATTGACGGCGTGTCGATTGTAAACGAGAAGCATCCGCAGGGCGCGAACGGTGAGACGATCAGCGACACGGAGTGTTATCCTTTGTGCGTAGATAGTGACGGTATTCTTTCCGCATCATACCCGAATACCGTTGACACGGCAACGATGATCGCGGACGGCATTGTTCAAGCTTGCTCCGGTTGGATTCGGTTGGTAGAAAATTATGCGGTCGATACGGCGGAAATCGCAACGGAACTCGTCCACCCGTACAAGTATGTTAAGACGGCTATTGGTCAGTTCGAAAATGGCGACTATGCGGCTTTCACTTGTGCGTGGACGGGATATGAGATCGAATCTCCGAACGATGGCATGACATATACCGAGGTTGCGCAATTTTTTGTTGATAGAGGTGCAAAGTTTGCCTATGCCCTTGACGGTGGCGGAAGTGCGCAGATGGTTCTTGGAAAGAATCAGCTTAACCCGATATACGAGGGAACGACAGGCAGACGCATTCCGGCAGTTATTGTTTTTGAGACGGTTTAATACCAAGGCCACACCCACTCGGTGTGGCTTTCGCATTGCGACAAACGAAAGGAGACATACATCATGGCAGTAAAGATCGGACACGCTTCTATCTCTGAAAAAGGCACGAAATACGGCAAGGTGGGCGACCAGACCGGTCGGGAGGTCGCCACCCGCAGCTGGTACGACAAGGGTTGGGACTGCGTGCTGCGCCCGGTATCGCCCTACGTGGCGGACGCATCCGCGAAGTATGTGGAGGAGGCCTGCGCAAACAACAACGTCGGCTACGACCAGGGCAGCAGCACCACCACCGGCCGCAACAGCCTGCGCACCCGTTCTATTGAAGTGGGCTGGAGCGTCAAAAAGATCACTACGCCCTGCAACTGCGACTGTTCCTCCCTCATGGCGGCGGCAGCCGAGGCGGCGAGCGTGAACATCTACCCCCAGTACAATAAGGGCAATGCCCCGGCCACCAGCACCATGCGCGCGAAATTCAAGGCGACGGGTGAATATAAGGTGCTAACCGATAAGAAGTACACCGACAGCGACAAATACCTCATGCGCGGCGACATTCTGCTGCGTGCAGGTAGCCACACGGCTATGGTGCTGACCAACGGCACGCTGGCGGGCGCCGCAGAGATCGCCCCCGAAAACATCAAGCTGGGCATGCGCATCCTGAAGAACGGCCACAGTGGCGACGATGTGCAGGAGCTGCAGAAGCTGCTGATTCAGCTGGCGAAGGAGACCGGCGACGACGGCTATCTTGTGGGCAGCTGGGGCGCGGACGGCGATTTCGGCGACGCCACCGAGCTGGCCGTGCGCTATTTCCAGAAAAAGGCAGGCGTGGGAGTGGACGGCCAGGTTGGTCCGATCACCCTCAATGCGCTGTACGCCGCCCTGGACGCGAATCCCGATAGTGAGGACGATCCCAAGGCGCAGAGCGTGCGCATCGTGGACGGCAACTGCTGGGTTCGTGCAGAGCCGAAGGTTTCCGACGGCAACGAATTGGGCGTAGCAAAGAAAGGCGCGGTTCTCAAGTACCTGGGCGAGACCGCCGAAAACGGCTGGCGCAAGGTGGAGTTTGAGGGCAGGGAAGGCTGGGTGTCCCCGAAGTACAGCAGGCTGGAGGGCTGATCGACATGCATCTTTCGGATATCGTCGTGCTCATCGGAGAGATCGGCGTGCTACTGGGCGTAATAATCCCGGTGATCGTCTGGATTCGCAAAATCGCAAATGGCCAGCGCTGCCAGCTGCGCAGTGAAATGCTGCGCATCTACTACCATAACCGGGAAAGGGAACGCATCCGCCAGTACGAGTATGAGAATTTCGTTATGCTCTACGAAGCATACAAGGCCCTGAAGGGCAATTCTTTCATGGACAAGATCTATGGCGAAGTTAAAGATTGGGAGGTGGTGAGCTGATGACCCGAGGAACCACGCCTGTCCATCGCTTCAAGCTGCCGATGGACCCGGAAATGATCCAGACGATGCGCGTCATCTACGCGCAGAACGACAGTGTCGTGCTCGTTAAGACCAAGGGCGATTTCAAGTTTGAGAATGGGTGGGCGGTGACCACACTGAGCCAGGAAGAAACGTTCCTCTTCGATGCGAGCCAGCTGGCGGACGTCCAGATCCGTATCCTCACCACCGGCGGCGAAGCGCCCGCCAGCAGGATCAGACGCGTTCCTGTCGGTCGCCTGCTGGAAGATGAGGTGATGGTATGAACTTCGAACTTGAATTCGAAGAGCTTGACCAGAGCTTCGACATAGGGTTCGAGGAGCTGCATAACGTCTCCGACGGCGGATACGAGAGGGGGTATGCAGCGGGGTACGAGGAAGGATCGAAGGAACATGTGGAGAATATCCAAAGGCTTTTTGATAAGACGATAACTGAGTTCCGCTACTCCGGCCTGACTGCGCTGCCCGATTACGGATTCTACCAATGCTCGAAGCTGGCGACCGTCTTTCTGCCGGAAGTGACGAGAATCGGAAGGAACGCATTTACTCAATGCGCAGCGCTGCCGAGGGTGGAGCTGCCGAAGCTTACCACCATTGGCAACGATGCTTTTTCATATTGCTCGAACCTTCAATACGCAGACCTGGGACAGGTGACGTCTCTTTCGTCGTGGACGTTTACGAGCTGTACTAAATTGAGTACTTTGATTCTGCGACGAACCACGCTTGTCGCACTCCCGCAAGCGAACGCATTCAGCAGCAGCGCCATTGCCAATGGTACGGGCTACATATACGTTGCTGATGCCCTTGTCGACCAGTACAAGGCCGCTGCCGGCTGGGCAGCATTCGCAAGCCAGATCAAACCCATCAGCGAACTGCCTGAATAAGAAAGGAGAAATACTATGGATATCAAAAATGCACTCGTTAATCTTCTGAAGGTAAAGACCATCGTGACCCTGATCGTCATCCTCGTATTCGCAGTGCTTGCACTGCGGGGCGACATCACCAGCGACAATGTGCTGATGATTACCACTGCTGTGATTTCCTTCTACTTCGGCACCCAGCACGAAAAGAAGGCCGCCGGCAACGACGTCAAGGTGGAAGTGACCACCACGGAGGAACAGTAAAAAGACCGGAGAAGGGGCCAGCAAGGCCGAAATCGTGCAGTTTGCCGATCTGGTGCAAAAGCGCATGGATGTGGACGAGATTCGCGAGCTTGTGCGCCGCACACCGGGAATCGAGCCGCAGGAGCGCAGGATCGTATTTCTGCGGCTCACCTCGCTGAAGTATGACGCGGACATTGCCGCCGCCGAAGGCGTGCATTATAGCAGGACCAGCGTGTCGAGGCACCTGTCCGAGGCCATGCCCAAGGTAATCAACCGATACAATCTCGACCAGATGAAGGCCGGAGCGTAATGCTCCGGCCTGTTTTTTTATGCCCATTTCTATTCTGCACACATTCTACACACCTTTGCACGCACCGCAGTCACCGGAAAACGCGGAATTTGAGAAAATCAATACACAAGGAACCGCAGTGATGCGCCGCCTGAAAACGACGGAAACGGAGGCGATTCGATATGTATAACAACCCTTATTACCCACAGTACCAGCCCCAGGGGTCGGCGTACCAGCGTCCGACATACCAGCCGCAGCAGATGTACCAGGCCGTACCCCAGGACAACGCGCCCCAGGTGCGATTCGTGGCCAATCGAGAGGAAGCCTACGCTTCGACCGTATTGCCCGGCATGCCCTGCATCCTGGTCAACCGCGCCGCCGGCGAGATCTATTTCAAGGCCGTCGACGCGCAGACCGGCGTTCCGGTGTTTGAGGATTACGTCAGAAAGCAGCCGGAACAGTCCCAGCCTGCACAGTACGCCACGTTGGAGGCTGTGAGCGCGGCTTTGAGGGAGCTTGAACAAAGAGTCGACCAGAAGATCAGCGCCATTGCAGCGCCCCGACAGGCTTCCAGAAAGGCGGTGAGTGCGGATGAATAACGCACCTATGAACCCAATGCAGCTGATCCAGATGCTTCAGTGCGGCGCGAATCCGCAGCAGCTTATGAACCAGATGATCCGGCAGCACCCGGCATTCCGACAGGCGGCGCAGTTCATGAACGGCAAGACGCCGCAGCAGATTCAATCCGAGGTGCGGAAGATGGCCGCACAGCGCGGCATTGACCTTAACCAGTTCACCAAGCAGCTCGGTATCAAACTTTGATTCTTTCGGTGACTGCAGCATCGTTTGAATATATCTCACAAACAAAAGGAGGCTTTTATTATGGCAGAAAACAACGATTTTGCAATGGGTTATGCGCTTGGCCAGGATTCCGGCGGCAACTCCAATAATGACGGTGGTTTCGGTTTCGGCGGCGGCTGGGGCGGTCTGCTCGGCCTGATTGTCGTTGCCAGCCTGTTTGGCTGGGGCGGCATGGGCGGTATGGGCGGCTTCGGTTGGGGCGGCGGTGCTGGCCTTCAGGGCATGGCAACCCGTGCTGACATCAACGAAGGTTTTGCCCTCAACAACATCACCAGCGGCATTACGGGCCTTGCCAACGGCCTGTGTGACGGCTTCCATAATCAGACCGTCGGCATGATGAATGGCTTTAACGGCGTGCAGAACGCCATCAACGGCATCGGCCACCAGATTTCCGACTGCTGCTGCCAGACCGGCAGAGCCATTGACGGCGTGAACTACAACCTCGCCACGCAGTTTGCCGCACTGAATAACAACCTCTGCGGCATCAGCCGGGATATCATCGACAACCAGAATGCCAACACCCGCAGCATCATGGACTTCCTTGTCAACGACAAGATTGCCACCCTCACTGCGGAGAATCAGTCCCTGAAGTTTGCGGCATCTCAGGCCAACCAGAACGCCTTTATTACCGCAAATCAGGAAGCCCAGACCGCAGAGATTATCCGCAGACTGGGTCGTGATTGTCCCGTACCGGCCTACGTTGTCCCGAATCCCAATTGCTGCTACGGCAATCCCGCCGGCGTAGGCTATGGCTACGGTAACAACGGCTGCGGCTGCGGTTGCGGCTGATGCATCGGCCCATAGGGCTTGAACATTTCGGGCGGCGGGTTATCCCGTCGCCCTGAGTAAGGAGGAATGAATATGTCATGCAATAATGTATGCAGGCTCTGTGACCGCTTTGTGATTTCGCAAACTGTAACCTTTGCAGCGGGGCAGCTGGAGATCAATCTCCCAGCCGGAAGCTATGCAGATGGGTGCAAATACTGCATCGTAATCGCGCAGACGATCCCTGCGGCAACTACGATCACTGCGCCTGTCGTTATCACCATCGGCGATGGTACGGAAGAGTACCCGTTGACCCGCTGTGACTGCTCTCAGGTGCTTGCAAGCGGACTGAGAACTCGCACACGCTATGCGGTGGTCGTTTCCACGAATGCCACTGGCGGCACGTTTAAGATGCTGGGCAAACCCTGCTGTAGCCCTGTAAACCGCTTGGCTGCGATTGACGGCACTGCTCCGGCTGCGGAAGGAGGTGCATAATATGGCAATGAATCCTGGAATGAAAATGCTAATGATGGATCGCATGCGGCAGCCCGAAAACAACCGTAGCGAGTACGGCGGCGGAAACCGCAGGATGATCGGCTATGACCGCGATATGAATGGTCAGGCAACCACATCCAATTACGATAGCACGCCCCACATGGGCGGCTACGAGCACGGCATGCCCCACATGGGCGGCTATGGCATGTGGCCCGAATCCAGACGGCGCAGGGATAGCCGTGGGCGCTACATGACGGGCGGCATGGACTATGATGATGACGAAAGCCAGTCCTATTCCCCGCAGATGCGGGGTGGCGGCAGCAAATATGGCTTTGGTGATGTCTATGCCAGCATCCAGGCTCCCGGTGCCATGAACCGCCCCGGCATGATTGGCGGCATGGAAAACGATATGTCCGCCTCGGTGGATGAACACACCGCGAAAAAGTGGGTGCGCAAAATGGATGGGGGAGAACACTTCCAGCCGGAGCAGATCGAACCGCTGCGCCAGACTATGTGCCCGGACTGCTCGAAGTGGGAATGGTATACCGCAATGAACGCTATGTATTCCGACCATTGCGAGACGGCGAAAAAGCTGGGCATGGATAAACCTGACTTTTACGCCCATCTGGCGAAGGACTTCCTGATGGATTCTGACGCCAAGCCGCATAAGCTCAGACGGTACATGGAACACATCGCAAAATAAAGAAAGGGCCAGGTTATTCCCGGCCCTGAAACATAGAATTAAGAGGTAGCGTCAAGAAAACAATGAATTCTTCTCTTGACGCTACCTCTATTATTTTCCAAGCTTTGGATATATAGAAAGCGTGAGGTAATCGGCGGGATTTTCGTTGCGCATGCATTTATGCGTCTTGGTATATTCGGCATGCGAGATCACAGAGCGCAGAAGCTCATTTTTCTTTTGAATATCATGCGTATCAGGGTACGATTCGAGCACATGACGGATCTGCGGCAGCTGGGCGCGAATGATATCTTCGGTGCTAGGTGCTGATTTTGTGGCATCAATCTGCTCCTGAAGCACCTGCATGCGCTCGTCAAGCTCGCTGCGCCTGCGAACAAAGTCAGCCGGCGAATAAATGCCCTGTTCGACCAGGTCGTGCAGGCGTTCCATCTGTTTGTGCAAGGTGGCAAGCTGGCGCTCGTATGCCTTTGCCGGACCATCATCCACGGGCGCGGCGGCAGGATCGGGCGGCGCGGAATAGCGTGCGTTCCAATCTTCGAGGGCTTCCAGAAGTGCCTTTTCTACGGTGCTTATATAAATTCCCGTGGTGGGACACCCCAGCGTCTTGCATGTGATCATATCGGGACGTCCGTTTGAATCGCGACGAAGCATAGTGCGCCCACAGATAGAGCAGCGGATCAGTCCGCAGAGCACATTCTTGACGGGCGCATCGGTATTCTTCGGGAGTTTGGCGTGAGATTTGAACATAGATTCCACCTTGTTCCAGAGATCACGGTCGATGATGGCGGGATGCGCGTTTTCAACGACAATCGGATTGTCGTTGACGGGGCGGCTCTCCGTGCGCACGCCGCCGGAAACCTGTACGCGCCTGACACGCTTCGCCCAGCTGACTTCGCCAATATAGGCGCGATTTTTCAGCATGGTGCGCACGCGATTTCCGTCAAACGCGCAGCCGAGATCTGTACGCAGGCCCATCGCATTGAGCCGCTTGGCGATGCCGTCCGCGCTCAGGGTCGCGCCATTTTCGCCGTTCGCGTACCAACGAAAGACCTGACGCACGATTTCGGCCTTTTCGGGGTCAGGCTCCAGTGTCCAGCCGGCGCGATCCTTGCGCTTGACACGATTGTAGCCGTAGACGGTGCGGCTTCCGAGGTAGTTTCCTTCAGACGCAGAGCGCATGCGGCCGGTTTGCAGGCGGCGCTTGGTGATCTTGTATTCGAATCGCGCCATAAACAGGTTGAAGTCGAAAAAATCCTCATCGGCGACATTGGAAGGGTCGTAGGTCTTGAACGGCGTGATGATTAGCGTTCCGGTGGAATAGAACGCCTGTTTAATCACGCCCTGGTCGATACTATCGCCGCGGGCGAGACGGTCCACGTCGTTGACGAATACGCCCGCACAGCGTCCGCTCTCCACCTCTGCCAGAAGCTTTTGCATCTCCGGACGGCTGGCGATGGTGTCGCCGGATACAATTTCTTCGTAGACGTGCGCGACGGGCTTGCCAATGCGCTGAGAGAGCTCGGTGAGGGCGCGGCGGTGACGGGCAAGGGTTTCGCCTTCGCCGCGAGCCTCAGCCTCCAGGTCGGCGCGACTTTTGCGCAAATACATGTAATATGCCTTCTGAATGGCCGTAAAACCACCCCCAATTAAATCTTGCAAGGCGGCAGAATTTATGCTATACTAAGATTGGAAGCACCGTATAGGCGGTTCTGCCGCCACCTTTCACACCGACCACGGCAATGGTCGGTATTTTTATTGCCTGAAAATGCCCGCGCTGAGGTGGGTCACATCCCAGATCAGGTAAACGGACAGCGCAAGCGCGAGGATCGCCACGGCGCACATGACGATCAGCGCGACGCGCAGCTTCTTGGATTCTGCGCGTTCTGAAGCGTTGTCATCAACCAAGGCTTGCAGGTGCTCTATTTTCGTCCGCGCAGCAGACAAGCATTCGCCCTTTTCAAGAACAAGCTTGCGCAGTCTGTCACGGTCTGCTTCGCTGGCTGAAAGCTGGGCTGTAAGTTCTCCTATGCGATCTCGTTTATCATCAAGCCGAATCTGCAAGGCTTCAACGAGGCTTGCATCATACTGAGCTTCTTCCTTTTCAAAATCACGCGGTGGCGCAAACCCGATAATTCTATCCACTGAACCGCCTCCGATATATCGGATAATGCGCTTTAAGGTTCCTATGCGTGGATTATCATTCTTTCCATTGCATAGATTTTTAAGCGTTGACTCAGACATATAGCATGCTTCGGCGATATCCCGCTTGGTTTTTCCAACCAAAGCGGGATTGTTCTTCATCTGGAACTCCAACAAATCATTGAAAATAGAACAATTCATTGCCGGTCCGAGGTCATCACTGATCGTATTTTCCAAGTAGATTATGTTTTCCGACGGTATTTCCATAAAATCCTCGCTTTCTCGCGGGTAATATAATATTACCCGTCAAAGTGGGGTTTAATGTCCCAAAAGTGGGGAAAAGGTGATTATTCTACCTTTTTGGGTATTATAATCGCACTGAAAGGCATTATAATCACTGCAAAAGTTAATATAATACTCACAAAGCTATTATAATACCCGCGAAGGTATTATTTTGCCGTTGACGAAAACACCACAGTGTGTTAGATTTCAGCCATCGGATTTCTCCCGCACGGCAAGCTGCACATCCAGCAGCGCCATCATGGTATGCTGTCCGGCCTCGTCCAGCATGCGGAATCCCTTGAGGAGATTGTATTCGTCGCCGGTAAGCTCGGACGGACTGAGGCCCAGCAGATCACCCGGAGAACAATTCAGCGCGATGCACAGATCACGGAACAGATCAAGCCTGGGCTTGCCGGTGTCGATTTCCCAATTGGAGATTACATTTCCGACAACGCCGATCTTCTCGCCTAATTCCCGCTGATTATACCCTCTGGATTCGCGGATACGCTTGAGACTGCGGCTGAAATTATATTCGTGCTCGACAATCATTAAGCATCACTCCTTTTTTATTCATTATATAGCAAATAAATTGCATGTGTCAACTGGAGCAAACAAGTAAATTGCAATTTAACACAGATAAAGACCAAATAAAGGAGGATTAACCATGCCCAGACGCAACCATCCGCGCCGGATCAGAGCCGGCAGCAGCATGCTCGACCGCTACGATACCGACTACGTCAGCCTGCCGGAATATCCGCAGTACAACAGCGTGGTGGCAATCCCGCTGAAAACCATCTTCTACAATATCGATGCGGCTCCCAGGGCAAATGACTTCTACGTCGCCAAGCACTACGGTGACCCGGTGCTCAAAAAGCTTGCGAAGAAGATCGAGGGCGGTGTGAGCGCATGAAGGATTACAAGCGCGTGCGGGTTGAACTGCCGCAGTATCCGAGGATCGCGCGGATCATCAGCCGGGATCAGAGGCGGATTTACATCAACGTGGTCGCCGATCACGACGCCAACATTGATTATCTCCTTGCCCCCGGCCAGCCCTTTACCCTCATCGGCCCGGGGCACCCACTGCCGGAAGGAAAAGAGACATAAGAAAGCCGCCGCGTAAGCGGCGGCGGGGCTTCATCGGTCTTTGCGTGCGCACTTGCCGCAGGGACTAAACCCGAAATGTGCAGCACAGGCCTTCGGCATTTGGCGGGGTTCGATCATGTTGGAACAATCTTCCTTACGGTGGTATTTCTGGCCGCCGTGCATTGGAATCCATACAAGATCATTCGGGTCCGCGTCGGCAATTGCCGTGGCTAAAATAATGGTTTCAGCATCAAATACACCCGTGGGCTCAAGCCCGGATTCATCCTGAAAAATCTGAAGGCATTCGACGGCTGACTCCTCCAATACAGGTTCTCCCAAACCATCGGAACCATTGTAAAAAACGTAATCACATCCGATCAAGTGGAGCAAGTCGGCTATAGGGAAGCCGGAATCTCCAAGGGAAATGTATTTGTATTCCTGCTCGGGCTCTGCACATGCAAAGCTGAAGATTAGCAGAATCGGCAGAAGGCAGGAGATCAAACGCTTCATGGTTTTTTCGCACTCACTTTGTTCTTAAATCCCAAATCTGGAGCGCCGGCATACGGTGTAAAAACTACAGCGCCACCTTTAATGATCAAATAAGCATCGGGCTTTAGGTTAATAGAGACACTTCGGACATGCTGCCCGGGAAGGTTCTGTTCTCTCCAGCCGTCAGTTCCGGCAAGTCCCTCTGCATAGTATATGCCAGGGGTCCAAATGATACTCATCCCGGAAGCGTCAAGGGTGTCGCCATAGTATATATATGGGTCTTGCTTGTCGCAGGCTGTAATTTCCCAATACCCTTCCGGGATATCTCTGCCAATCAGATATACGCCCTGCGGCACCTCAACTTCCTGCCATTCGTCCGTTTCCCACATTGCCAATTGAATTTGTTCACGCAACGCTACCAGCTCCTGCAAGCTCATACCAGAAAGGTCAATGCTCTCTGCACTGCAGCTGAATACAAGAGCCAGAGTCAACGCAAGAAAAGCACAAGCGAAACGCTTCATACCATTCACACTCCTGTATTTAATTTGAGTTAATTATAACACGCTGTGTGTTTGAGTGCAATAAAAACAGCCCCGAAGGGCTGGATTTTCTCAAATATTCTCGGGATTTAGGGTGTTTTCTTCTTCTGCAAGCTCTCTCTGTTCCATCTTTGCGGCAAATTTGGCCTCGACGGTGCCGTCCTGATACGCGATTCCGATCACGGGCACGGCCTTCATTACCTTGTACTTGCCTTCATTTTCGATGATCTTGTCAATCAGGCTTTTTCCATATGAAGACATCTTGTCGTAGGCGCGTGCAATTTCCATAGCGCGGGGAGAAACGGCAGACTCGGGGTTCGTTTCAGGTAGGCCGCGTTCGGAGTTAGATGTCCACCCCATAAGATAAGCCTCCGTCGTCCTGAGTGCAGCCGCAAAAGGCTTTAATTTGGTGGTAGAAACCTTTTTTATGTCGCCGTTTTCGTAACGATAAATGGTCGCAGGCGACAGCCCTACCATTGGTGCTAGATCTTCAGCGCTGTATCCCAATTCAATTCGTCTATTGCGAATCCTTTTTCCGACTTCACACACTACAATCACCTCGACCTATATTATATGCGATAATTCGCAAAAATGCAATACTTTTGTATAAAATAATTCGCAAAAATGCGAGTGATTATACTTGACAACTCGCGAAACTGCGAGTATTATATAAGCATAACTCGCATAAATGCGAGTGCGAAAGGAGGTAGTGCACATTGGTAAATGTAAATATGCTCCGAGATGCCATTAAGAATAGCGGGCATTCGATTTCCTCGCTTTCGACAGCGATAGGAATGGACGAAAGCACGTTTTATAGGAAACTCGGAAGGAAAAGTTCGAGTTTCACGGTTGAACAGGCAAATGCGATAAAGAATGAGCTTTCTTTGTCGGCGGAGTCTGCGCAGAGAATCTTCTTCGCCGACGACCGCAGCGCATAGGAGGGAATATGGCCATTACATTCACAGCCGAGGAGCTGGCCGAGATGGCGGCTGCCGACGCGGAGATTGACGCCGCGCCGATCACCAATGAGGAAGTAGCGGCGAGCATCCGCCGCGACCGTACGATTTCACTGGCCAATAAAGACCATAAATCTCGCAAGCTTGCCGACTACCAGCACCGGTACTATGAGGCCAACAAGGAGAAGGTTGCCGAATCCCGGCGCCGGTACCGGGAGGCCAACAAGGAGAAGCTTGCCGAATCCAAGCGCCGGTACCGGGAGGCCAACAAGGAGAAGCTTGCCGAATCCAGGCGCCGGTACCGGGAGGCCAACAAGGAGAAGTTTGCCGAATACCAGCGCCGGTACCGGGAGGCCAACAAGGAGAAGCTTGCCGAATCCAGGCGCCGGTACTATGAGGCCAACAAGGAGAAGCTTGCCGAACACCAGCGCCGGTACTATGAGGCCAACAAGGAGAAGCTTGCCGAATCCAGGCGCCGGTACTATGAGGCCAACAAGGAGAAGCTT